TTGTCGATCGCCTCCGGCAGATGCAGGTGCCGGTCACCGAAGTTCAATTCGGCGCAAGGGCCGACAGGGCCGTCGTCGCCGGCAACAACAGCGCCGGTGTCGTTTACGCCAACAAGCGCGCCGAGATGTGGGGAACGCTGCGGGACTGGCTGCCGCAGGGCGTCCTCGATGAAGACCCGGAGCTGCACGCCGACCTAACCGGCGTTGAATATGGCTTTACGACCCGGGAGGGCGCCGACGCGCTGATCCTTGAGCGGAAGGAAGACATGAAACGGCGCGGGCTGGCGTCGCCGGACGACGGTGATGCGCTGGCCCTGACCTTCGCGTACCCGGTTATGGAAATGGCGACCCAAAACCAGCGCGGCAAACTGTTGGTCGACTACGACCCCTACGCCGGTTTTCGCGGGGGCGATGATGGTTACGACCTCGAGCGGCGCTCCGGTCCCGGTCATTGGGGACCGAGATCATGATGCCGCGACGCGGCCTTGATACGCTGAACGGTGCCGCTGCCAACCCCGAATGCCGCGGCGATTTTGAGGATCCCCTGTTTGCCGCTCGCCAGAGCTTCCTGGATGGCCGCTTCCGTTTTCGCGTCGATCTTGGGACGCCCGAGCCGCTTGCCCCGAGCACGAGCGCGCGCCAGCCCCGCGTTGATGCGCTGCTGGATCATAGAGCGCTCAAACTCTGCGAACGCGCCGGTGATGTGGTAGAGCAGCTTCCCGGCCGGTGTGGTCGTATCGACGTTTTGCTGATCGAGATACAGGTCGACGCCTGTCGCTTCCAAATGCTGGATGGTGGCCAGGAGGTCGCTAAGGGAGCGCCCGATGCGATCGATTGCCCATGCCATCACGACATCGAACTTGCGCTTGCTGGCGTCCTTCAACATCCGGTCGAAGCCTGGCCGCTTGTCGCGTCCTTTGGCGCCGCTGATGCCGTGGTCTACATACAGCTCTACGACATCCCATCCGCGCCGCGTAGCGACTTCTCTCAGCGCGAGTATCTGATTTTCCTCGGTGCGCTCGTCCTTCGATACCCGCGCATAGATCGCGGCGCGTCTGCCCTTTGTCATGGCCATCATTCCGTTCGGTACGGCCCGGATGATATCCGTTCTTATGCAGAAGTCACGTGGTTTCTGCATGGGCAATCCGGCCATCGGAACAATGAGCATTTGTGGGGGTTTCAGGACAATCGGTTCGTGGGGGTTTTCTGCATAGGTCTCGACCAAAAGGATCAGCATCAAATGACGGCGAGGTTGCACTGATGCCGCCGGATGACGTGCTCAGCAATCTCGCACGGCAGCTGCCGGCGACGGTCGGCGACATTGAGGATTTGCGCCGTGAGCTGCTGGCCGAGATCGAGGCGCTGCGCCGCCAAATGCTGCTGCAGGCTTATGGGTACCGAACACAGGTCCGGCCGCCGGAGGACGCCTGATGGCCGACGTCCAGTACAGCAATTCCCAACGGTCGAGCCGCAGGGAGCACCGCCGAACGATTATCAGAACATCCAGACCAACCCGGGCCAGTTTGGCGCTCAGGTCGGCCAGGCCACGGAGAAGCTCGGCGCTGGGGTCGAGCAGGCCGGCCTAGAATACAGTTCGATCCAGGCGACGCACTCGGCGAACGCGCTGCTCGATTTCGCGCAAAAGCAGCTGTACGGCGACCCCAACGATCCGAGCATAGTCGGAGCATTGAACCTCAAGGGTGCCGACGCGATGCGCGCCATCGCTGGCGTGACCCAGCAGATCCAGCAGATGCGCCAGCAGCTAATGGGCGACCTGCCGCCGGTCGGCCAACAGGAATTCGAGCGGCAGACGTTCGGCATGGACCGCTCGATGATCGCGAGCGCCGCGGCCCACGCTCGCGACGAAATGAACACGTGGGCGACCGGCCAGGCGGCGGCGCAGCAAGACATGGGACTGCGGGGCATTGCCGATGGTGCGGCGCGCGGTGACCTCGATCTCGTCAATTCGTCACGCGAGTTGATCATCAGCGGCGAGGTGGGCAAAGCGCAGGCGAAGTACGGCCATCTGTCGCCCGAAATGCAGCAGGATGCGGTCGATCGCGGCAAGGCGCTGGCGGCGATCAGCCATGTGCGGGCGTTGGCTGAGGTCGATCCCGAAAGAGCGAGCAGGGTCCTCGACTTCGAGGGGTCGTTCCTAACCGGGGAGCAGATCGACGCCCTGCGCCGCGAGCTCAAGGGCCCGCTCGAGCGCGCCAACGACAACGCGATCGAGCGCGGCATCATCGGGGGCGCCACGCCCGGCAGCGGCGCCCAGAGCGGCATCTTCACGCCACCGCCTGGCGATGTGGCGCAGAAGATCAGCGCGACGGCCGATCACTACGGCGTCGGCAAGAACCTCGCGATGGCGACCGCCTCGATCGAAAGCGATTTCGGCACCAACCCCGACACCAACAGCCCTGGCAAGACATACCGGGGGATCTATCAACTTGGCCCCGGCGAGCATGCTCAGATGGGCGGCGGTGACCGGGACAATGCCGACGTTCAGATTGATCACGGCATCAAGCTTCTCGCCCAGCGCAAGCAGGAACTGGCGGCCTCTCTCGGTCGCGAGCCGACGGACGCGGAGGTTTACCTCGCGCACCAGCAGGGCGTCGCTGGCGCCACGGCGCTGATCAACCATCCCGACATGCCAGCGGGTCAAGCGGTCACCAGCGCCGGCGGCGCGCCCGTCAACATCAAGAACAACGGCGGCAACCCGGACGCGCCGTCCCGCGACTTCGTCAACATGTGGCAGGGCAAGTTCGATCGCCGCGTGGCGAAGTTCGGCGAGGGGTCGGGTGAGACGGCCCAAGGCGCATCAGCTCAGGCCCCGGCGGCCGCGCCGATCAGCACGGCAGTTGGCGATAGCATCGCGGTGCAGCAGGTCCGCCACGGCATCGGCGGTGGTGAGGACAAGAGCGCGGCCAACAGCGATCTCGGCGCCGGCCTAGCGCGCGTCGGCGACAATCCACAAAGCGTGCTCCGCCGCATCAATGCCGCTGATGTCCAGAATTTCGCCGGCAAGAACGTGTTCCTCTCGACCGGCGCGAGCAATGATCCCTCGCAGGTCGGCGTGGTCGCCGATCAGGTCAAGGCGCTGCAGACGGCCGGCGCAGCATCGGTCGTCATCCCCGGCGTCGGTCCAGGGGTAAAGAACGCCGATCAGGTCAACCAACAGCTGGCCCAAGCCGCTAAGGACAACGGCGCGGTCTTCTTCCAACCGAACGTGAAGTGGGCACCCGATGGCGTGCACCCGGCGGAGGTCGATAAGGTTCGGCAGCAGGCCCAAGCGGCGCTTGCGCAGAGCGGGCCGCAGGGTGCGACCGGGAACGCCCCCTCTGGCGGAGCCGGAGCAGGGCAACAGCGGGCTGATGGTCTGCCAGCCGGCTTCCCGACCCTGCAGGACTGGGTCAGCAAGATTCCCGCAGGCTTGAGCGACGACAGCTACAACAGGATTTACGCCGGCCTTTCCCGGGAACATGGCCGCTTGGTGCAGCAGACGAGCGCCGAGCGTGGCCAAGTCACCGCCGCCTACAAAGGCGGCCTCGCAATGCTGAGTGACGGCCGCGATTTCACCTATGACCCCGCGCAAATTCACCGGCTGTTCCCAAGCGACACGGCCGACGAGATGATCTCGAATCTCGAAGACGCCAAAGCGGTCGGCCAGCAAAAAATCGCCGTGGCCACGATGTCGCCGGGCCAGATCGCGCAGCAGCTCCAAGCCAACGACGCGACCTTATTCCGCTCGACCGGCGTTGATTACGCGCGGCAGGCTAAGCTGGCCGATAGCTTCAAAACCGCCGCGCAGCAGCATTTCAAGCAACTGCAAGAAGACCCGGCCGCCTATGTCTTGTCGACAAATCCCGACGTGCAACGGGCAGCGCAGGCGGCGGAAGCTGCGGCCCAGAAGCCCAGCGACCCTGTCGTCGACGCGGCGGGTCAGCCGAGTCCGGCCGAGGTCTACGCGACGACGATGCTCGGCGAGCAGGAGCGGCTCGGCGTGCCCGCCGATCAGCGCCATGTGTTGAGCAAGGACCGGGCGACCGACCTCGCGCGGAGGATCACGGCCAATCCCGAGCAGGCGCCCACGACCATGCAGGCGATGGGGCAACAGTGGGGTACTGCATGGCCCGGGGTGTGGCACGACATTGCCACCGCGGGGAAGCTGCCAGCGGCCTACCAAATGGTCGGCGCGCT